AGAAGCACGCAAAGCTTATGCCGGTATCACTGATGATGGGTATTATATAAATTATGATACCAATGAGTTTACAAAGCTGGTAAATAATCATAAATAATATAGTTATTATATATTTATGTTCTTTAAATAATTTCTCATATTATATTTATTTTGCACTTATTTGTGCACAGTTGGTTCACTTTTTGTTTATTTTTGCGAAAAAGATATTTATGGCACATAGAATTACTATACCTCAACCTGACAACAATTACATTATCGGTAGTTCATTTAATGATTTGTTTAAGGTAATAGCTGAAATGGAAGGTGCTGAAGATGAAGAGATTATTTGGGACTTCTCAAATGTAAGATTATTAAATCCTTTTTTTCTATTACCACTTTGGCTATATAAACAGTCTTGTGGAAAAACTATTACTTATTGCAATATGTCAAGTTCACTGGATAACTATTTGGGGGTTATTCATTTTGAAAATGGATTTGATACTGAAAAATGCGATGATTTGGAATCTTCTTTAAATTCATATAGGTTTAAAAGGTATATACCTATTACAATTTTTCCATCTGGTATGGATAAAGTAGAATTTAAAAGTAAAGTAGAGAGTATAGTAGGTAAAATATTAAAGAACCAATTAAAATTAAAAGGTGATTTATTTGAAGCCGTTACATATTTAATATCTGAAGCTTGTGATAATATTACTGAACATTCTCATTCAGATTTTGGTTATATATTTGCGCAGTATTATAAAGATAAGGAATATATAGATATTTGTATAGCTGATAGAGGTATAACAGTTTTAGGCAGTTATACAAATTTAGGAATGGAAGAAATAAAAACAGATGTAGATGCTTTAAAAAATGCATGTGTTGGTGTTTCTACAAAGAACCTGGCAGAAGCAGAAAATAGAGGATATGGAATCATAACATCTAAAGAGATGCTTACAGTTGGTTTGAATGGTGGATATTTTTTATTTTCAGGTGGTGCTTTTTATAGAAAGACTCAAAATGGAGAATCATATGTTTCATTACCAGAAAATATAAGATGGGATGGAACAATTGTATTGCTTCGTATTCCTTATAGTCAGAATTTAGAGTTTAAATATTTAAATTATTTGGAGGTATAGGTATGGTAAAATTAATTATGTCTGAATTGATAGGCAAGGAGCTAAGATCGAGAGCAGAAGCCAAAAAGGTTTTGGACTGGTTTGACTCCTATGCCAAAAATGATGTTGTTATAGATTACGTTGGTGTTCGTTTTATTTCTCGTTCTTTTGCGGATGAGCTTTGTGGTATAATTGAAGATATGAATAAATTATATACCATATCAGAGATTGATCAAAGTATTAATATTTCTACTACGATGAAGATTGTTCGTAATGGACGAAATAAACCTAAAGATGTTAAGTTGACAGGTGATACTGTTGAATTAACAGACATGAAAAGTTTAGCAGAATTTTTAGCTACTATTTAATATATAACGCTTTGTCGTTTTAGTTAAAACGTGCTGTCATTTAAACATGAATGACAGCACATTTTTTTAGGTACCGTTTTATCTAATGTTTCATTTTTGTTATAAAACTCCATTAAAACAATTGTTTTCGGCTTATATCTTAAATGAATATATATTTTTGAACTTTTCTATTTTTTCTTTTGCTATTCCAAAATAAATCCCCATATTTGCAATGTCGTACATTTGAATCAGGCGAGATGGCTCGCCAATAACTTTGCTGCGGGCATTTTTTATGTCCTTAGCTTATGCTATATATCTTATAAGTTCCGTCCCGTGTGGAGTGTTAATGCACCCACTGCCTGGTTCAGGTGTACGACAACGGGGAGCGGAACTTTTCTGTTTCCTCTCCGTATTTAATCAACCTTATTTATTCATTTTAAATGTCGTACAAAAATGAAAAAACAAACAATTGCATCTGCACAACAGGCAGGCTTCATTAGAGATGTGGCTGAATCGTGAAAACAAGTTATTCACAGAATTATTTGCCGATAAAGGCGAGTCTATCACTAACAGAAAGATGCTGCTCGATATGCAGCTGCTTCTATCTCTCATTGTTCTTTTGACATTTAACTTTGTCAATCCTCTTATGACGCTTATATGTGCTCTCTGGTTCGGATCAGCGGCATTGCTGGTTAAGAAGTATGAAGATACCGATAACGAGAAGGGGGGGGCAGAATGACGATTAATGATGTAAAAATTACAGATGAATGTTTGTCTGAGCTGTTAGACCTTCAGCTTAGCGAGAACTCTATGATAGAGGTATATCTTGAAATTATCAAAGATGTAGAAGAATTAGCTCTGCTCGAAGACGTTACTTTCAATGATTTCTCTGCTGAACGCAAACTTCATATTATTCGTCTTATGCGTGATCTTGCCAAGACGCTTAACAATCTTAAAGCATGATATGAAACATCTTCATTTTATGCTTATACGGTAAAACTTCAACAATAGAAAAAGATATGGCAAAGAAAGATAAAGACCTGGAACAGAAATTACATGAAGAGAGAATAGATAAACTGACTGAATTTATTCGTCAAAGTTTTTCTCCTATAGGTAAGACAGAAGATAAGGAGTTTAAGACAACTGCTGATATTCAATATATGTATGATAATATAATGTCTTTGTCGGCTTCAGACATCGCTGAAGCTATGGCGAAAGCAGGCTTCAGGATTGAATATGTAGGTGGTCAGCCTTATTGGGTTATGTACATTTCTAATTTTGACTTGAGATAATTAAAGGGAGCTTTCGGCTCCCTTTTTTGTTTGTATCAATCCAGATCCGGAAAGTGGTTTTCAATTGTATCACTCCTTATTCCTAACCTGTTCTTGATGTAATTCTCTGTTGTCGTTACTGATTTATGCCGGAAATGCTGTTGCAATTGCCATGGATTTACTCCGGCTTGTACCAGGTTCACTCCACCGGTATGTTTAAGACTGTACAGTTTGTAGTCTTTGGGCAAATTAAGAGCATCGCGATGCCTGTTGAATCTGAAGCGGAAATTGTTCTTTCCTAATATTGTTGCTCCAGGTTTTCCGTTTAAACTGAAAACATAGTCTTCTTTATGTGGCCAGTGGTCATATCCTATTTCTATCAGATAGTCATATAACTGTTGTGGTATGCTGACAACCTCAGTTAATTTGTTTTTGGATATTTCGTTTCTCACTCTTATTATATGGTTCTCAAAATCGATATCCTTTATTTTCAACTGTCGGCATTCATTTGGTCTTATGGCACAATAGTATTCTAATTGACACACCAGGAATAATTGAGGATCTGCAACCTTTATGGAGTTCATAAGCAATCGACGTGGGTTTTTCGGTATCGGTTTAGCTGCTTCATCCTTTACTATACCAAGTTTGGGTATATCATATACAGGATTTTCATGTACGCACTTCTTTACTTTTAGTAGAAAATAAAAGAATGACCGTATTATCTGGGCGTACTTATCTATTGAGCGTTTACTGAGTTTCTGGTTATTGGCTATGTCGGTTAGATAATTGCATATTACATCATGGTCAATTTGGGTTATAGGTTTTTCGATTAAACCTTTTTTCTCTAACCATTCGCAGAATATTCTGCATTTACTTTGGTATGTTTGGTAAGAATGTGGGTTCAAAGTTGATTTCTTACCTGCCAAAAACTCTGATAAATAAGTCCTTATTGATACAGTGGACTTTCTCTCAACGCCATATCTGGCTGCTACTTGTGCGTATAGAAGTTCATCATTGTATGTTACCTTCTCTTTTTCAAAGGGTAAAATACCGTCTGCAAACTTCTTTACGATAGAATCGATAATCTTTTCTGCGTGACTGTAACGTTCTTTTGGGGTTAATAACTGATTAAAACCATCGTAAATTCTTTGTCGGACCATTCTTTCCGTATACGGATCTCTACAGGAGTATTCAACATACCACTGTTTGCTCATATCTCCACCCTGGTCCTTCAGTTTGGGTAGGATAATCGCATTCTTTTTTCTTGCCATTTTTTGAGATTTTGTGCTTATTGTCAAGACTATAGACAATTATAGACAAAAATAAATAATAAAATAGACATTTATAAAATTACTAAAGGCTTGTAAATGAAACATTTACAAGCCTTTGTCGGGATGACTGGATTCGAACCAGCGACCACGCGCCCCCCAGACGCGTACTCTAACCGGGCTGAGCTACATCCCGAATTGCGGATGCAAAATTAGTGTTTTTTTTTATAAACACCAAATTATATCCTTGGTTTTGCCCATGCCATGGTCTCTACCATGTTAATCAATTATCCCATTGTTTCGGAATAGAAGTCAAGGCTTTCGAAAATTTCTTGTTTTGAAACTGTCTGGTTTATTTTTATTTCGCCAACATCGCTCAAAAGTGTGAAGTTTACGGAATTGGCAGATTCGTT